TTATACTATCAATCTCATCTCTAACTTCTTGTTGTTCTTTTCTTTTCTTTTCATTGGCTTGTTTTTGAATAATATACGCATCATAACCTGTTTGATCCATGTTTATTATTGCTTTAGAATGAGGGTCTCTGTATAAACCAGAAACCCCTTCTACTCTCATGTAATCTTTTTTCATTATGCTGTAGCGATAATTCTTAAATCTTTAAACTTAGGCACATATGCTGGATTTCTTGATCTCATAACGATCTTAATTATAGCCACGTTAAATGGAGATAAGTTGTCAACAGTAAACGAATGATCAATAAACTCATTAGGATTATCTGTTGTAACTAAAGAACCTTTTGTTGCTAGAGTATAATTATTACCATAGAACAAAGAATCTCCACCAACAGCAATGTCTGGAAGAATTCTAAAATACTGGTCATCTTCAATTGACGCAGCATCTTTCTGATTTACATCAATAATTCTATGTGTTTCAGCAGAAGAAGTTGATGTTATTGTTAACCCAGAGCCAGCGAGAGCATTGTTTAAAGAACTCGCTAATTTTATTTGATTAACACCCAAACTAAAATCTGATCCAACAATAGCATAATAAGTCGCTCCATTTATTAAACCACTAACAACATTATTCTCACCATAGTATGTTATTGGAGAACCTAAACTTAAATTATGTGTTTGGCCAAGTGTAATTGTATTAGACGCAACACCAGAACTACTTACAAATGTATATGCATTTGTAGAAGTAGCATTTCCTGAAGTAGATGTTTTTGCATACACTTCAAACACATCGTTCGGTGGTGTTGTAAATGTAATAGCGTTTGTTATATTACCAGTTGTTGAATCATTTGTTGGTTCAATTGAAGCTGTTGTTGCTTGGCTAATTCTAACACGTGGATCAAAAAACGTAATAACTGGATTATTTCGGTTAAAAGTAAATGTTGTACCAAATCCAGTTGAATCATACTCAGCGCCAGAACTTAATAAATCTTCCAAAACAATACTCTTAGATGTAGTATTAACTTGAACAACTCTACGAATTGATTTTGGAGCATATTCAAATGTGCCATCATTACCTGTACTATTGCCAAGATACGCATATGTTCCAACTTTAATATCTGAGACATTATCTAAGAAAATTGTCATGTTGTTTGTAGTAACATCAATCCATCCACTACTTCTATCAATTAATGTTGATAAAGAAAAGAAGTTGGTTAAACTGTATTGTTCAAAACTTCCAGTTGAGTAAGTACCAACTTTTCTTGTAAAGTAGCTATTTTTTGGCGCCTGCGTTACATATGTTCCTGTAGTAATTCCAGAAACACCAGTAGGTAAAGACAAATAATCTCCAGTATCTATCTGAGAAACAGTATACATTGAAGAAATATCAATTGAAGTAAAGAACAGCACCGTACCACTACTTGCTGTAGCAGGTAAATTCTCTTTTAATGCTTTATCAATAATTAGAGAAGTCGATCCATTTGAATAGGATGTAGATATTCTTGTTCCTTTCTGAATACCTGGACCATAAACATACATTCCTCTCAGTAATCCAGTTCCAGACTGTAAAGTTATCGATGTTACACCTTGCGCAAATGCAGTTGATGCAGTTGTTCTTTGTGTTAATATAGATGGATGATCCGAAATTCTAGCACCAGAAGCAAATCTAAATGGTACAGTAACTGAACTTATTGTTTTATCAACTAATGAATTAGAAGGAACATTAGCAGCAATTTGCACTTTCAATAGTCTTGAACTATTTTTAAACTGAACTTTCCTTGTTATGTATGCTGCTTGGGCAACTCCCTCTTTGTTTTCATACTCAGATTGATAGATGTCAGTACCATCAAAACCACCAGTAGCAGAATAATAATTTGTTGACGCACTCTTTATTGTTACTGGATCATCAATTCTATTTTGTATACAAACAATAGATGCTCTGTCTAAATCAATAACTGGAGAAACAAATTTATTTGTTGATTCTAATTTTAATTGTAGTTCAACTGAATTATCTCTTCCAAGCACTTGCGCTTCGTTGTGTTTATTAAGAATTGTTTTCTGAGTTGTAGTGTAATTATTATCATTTAAAATAATAGTTTCTGAAGATGTATCTTTTGCATATGGAACTTCATTACCATGTGGACTTTTACCAGAAGTGTGTTTAATAAGACCAGTAACAGATGTTCCTGGCAAAGCCATATAATTAATTGTAGGATGATATGTAGTATAGAGAGTATTACGTGTTGCCCTAACTTCTGATCCACCAAAGGTTCCAGTAGCAGTAGATATTGTATTAGATCCAATATTGTCTAAAATTCTAATACTGTATCTATCGTGACTATAAACTTTAAAAACTTGATGTGATTTAAATCCAGAAATTTGTTTAATAGTATTTGTTGCTCCATCATATACATCTGGTATCATTGTATAAGAATTAATGTTATCATCAGAAAAACCAAAATTAGAACTACCAGAAACATTTTGAAATGAAACATAAGACCCAACGCTAAATCCGTGATTTGGTTGAGTTACGATTACTTCACTACTGTTTAATTTAACTCTAAATGGATTATTTCCAAACTTAGTATAGGAAATTGGTCTGCCAGAAGTTGACTGTGGCTCAATTTCTCTGTTAACTAATTTTACTAATGATGGGGTACTGAGTGTTTCATTTGTATTAAAAATACATCTAAACACATTAACTTTTAATGTTGTTTCTGGTGTCTCGACCCAGTTTACTCCATTCTTAGAAATAAAACAAGCGCCAAGACTTGGTTGTTTAACAACATTTCCCATTCGGTTTAAACTTACATCAGCGCTTCCAAGTCTTGCGGTCCAAACTTCATAATTCGGAGAAACAGTAACAAGTACAACAGCATATCTCACACTGTCTAATAGATGGATTGGTGCTGGGAATCTGACTACTGTACCAACTGTTCCAGTAAAGTCAGTTATAATGTCTGACGGATATAAAACTTTTCTACCGAATGGTATAACAGTTTCTGATGGTGTTCCACCTGGATTTACTGTTCTTAGTTCAACAACAACAGGTAAAAACGAATCTTTATTTTTAAAGAACAACTCAATTTCGCGCACGAAACATCCATCTTTTCCGCCCTCTATTGTTGAAATAAATGTTTGAGCCAATGGATCTCCCCCACCACCATCACCACCACCATCACCACCACCATCACCCCCACCCGATGGTGGTGCTGGTGGAGGAGAATCATCCCAAGTTACTGTATTAACTGAACGAACAACACTCTCGAGTGTTCTCTGTCTATCAATTCTCACATTATTAATCGCTAATTCTGCGTTTCTAACTGAAACAAACGAGCCATTACCAGCATCAATGATACCAACAGCATTGTATATTGTGTCAGCTATACTTGTTCTTCTTGTGATATCGTTTGTTGCACTATCACTTAATGTAAACAATCTTTTTCCTGTTAGGAACTTGGGAGCAGCTCTATTATTAATTGTCTGTCCGCTTGTTAAGAACCAAACACCACTCAAACGACCAGTTCCTGTAGAAACAAGATTTCCTGGAGTAGCAGCCTCTACTGCACCAGCGCCTCTTAATTGCAATCTAAGAGGATTTCCATTGAGAGATGATCTTGACACAGTTCCACGAATATATTCGCCATTAACAAAACCACCTCTTCTTGTTGTTGGTCCAAGACCTTGCCCTAATTGAATGTTAACAACATGTAAAACATCAGCGAGACCATCTGGCTCTCCTGTGCTACTGTTTGTTGATTGCTCATGTAAAACAACAATTCCTGTTGTTCCACTTGTTTCTCCAATAATAACTTCACCACGCATAAATGCTGTCACTTCTCCATCCATACCCATAATATCTCTAGAAACATCATTTAATCCACTAGTGCCATTAACTAAGTTTGTTATTGATTTTACATCTCCATTATAAACAGAAGTAAATTGCGTTGTTGCAGCAGTTGTTTCATCAGGATATGTTAATTGTCCAGCAAATCTTCTTTCTAAATTAGTAACAGCTGATCCAAAAATACTGTTTGTATCAAATGTTTCATATACTTTTCTAGCCTGCGCATAATTACCATACTGATATGGTGTATATTCATAATTAAAAGATCTTGCACCAAGCAATAATCTTGTAGCTTGTGTGCAGTAATCAGAAATAGGTGTTTCATCAAGGAAAGAGTAAAATCTTGTTGATGGTTTTAATCCTGTTGCTTGGAAAACAATAGGTCTAGAGCGAACATACGAAATAGATTGTCTAGCAGTTAGTCTACCATTAATTTCTTTTTTACCAGTAGTTTCTTTAAGACCAATTTCTTTTCCAGTATTAGTTTCAGTAATTTGCTGTGTAGTTACTGATGTAGATGTTGTTGTAGCAGAAGCACTAGAAGTGCCAAGACCAGCAAAACTTGTACTTGAAGTGGTTGCAGTAATTGGTGTTCCTAATTGTGTTACCTGCCAACCATTCCATATTGTACCGAAATCAATACCAAATGCGTCTTTAGAAGCAGAAACAGAATCATATGTTCCACCTTCTTCAATAACTAATTCTGGGGGAATTGCATCTTCAATCCATGAATCATTAGATGGTGTAAGAGCAACGATACCAGATTGTTGAGTATTAAGTAATTGACAAACTTTTTCTGCATGAGTTGCATATGGATTATCAACAATAACCAAATCCATATTTTCTCTTAATAAAGTTTCTTTTCTAAACAGTTCTGTTGTGGTTGCTGATGCGCCTTTAGCATTAATTTTAGCCAATTCATTTTTATTTTTATAATAATACTCAGCGCCAGTATAATATGGAAGAGTAACAATATTCTCATCATGCATTCTATAATTAGAATTTGTTCTTTCAACTAGAGTTGATGCAGATTCTACGAGATCAACAACAACTTGAGAAAATGCAGGTCTTAGTTCTTTTCGATCGATATCAATAGAGCACTCATGGTCTGGATCTCTTGGATTACCAACCGTATGTCCTCTAAAATTATCGACAACAAATCCATTTTTAAATCGATCAAGACCATCTTGATCTTTAATGTTCATAGAAGCTGTTTCTTTTTCAAGTAGATTTAATGCGGTTACTTGTTCAATATTCTGTACACGTTTATCAATTTTACCAATATCTCTCATTGTGTAGCGTTTATGCTCATGCTCTTTAATTCTTACATTAAGAGCATCGACTTGATTAGTATATGGCACATAATCAATATCATATAAAATCATTGTATCAGAAGGTAATGATGGTAAAATTGGATTATCTGAAGGAACACCTTGAATTAATTTTAACCCACCATTTCTTTCAAGTATAATTGAGTCTTTTCTTGACATAAAATATGCCATATCAAGATTAATTCCATAAAGTCTCTGCGGTATTGATGAACTAGATGTAGTTCCACCATCGAAAGTACCAGCATCATTCATTCTTGGACGAAAATCTAATACGTCTTTCAAATTAAGAGTTCTTCCAGTTACCTTACTGTAATATGTTGGAATTTCTTCATAAAGTAAATCTGAATATGAATCAACAGAAAGATAGTCGCCAGCAGAATGTTCAAAATATTCAAAAGTAACTCTAATTGGACCTGATGGGAACGGGAATGATTTACCTTTTATTAAACGTCCTAAATCGTAATGTGTATCTCTCTGACCATTATCTAACTCGTACTGATTTGTTATATCAATTCCAGTTCCAGAAACAATTCCATCAATACTATTACCAAAAATTACATTAGGGAATACCTCAATTTTTAACAATCTAAAAATGTCAGCTTTAAAGAGACTTAGTGTTTCTTGTTCTAGAGCAGACTGAATTATGACGTTTAATGTTGAAGTTTTTAACGATTTTACTTTTTCTTTTGCATTAAACAGTCTTTTCTTTGTTGGTGCATATACAGTAAATGTTTTATTCTGCATAGTGCCGATAGTATTAGAAATAGCAGCTGATGCGCTCAATGACAAAACTGCTTGTGTGTTATTTGTTAATGTTAGGGAAGTAACACTAACACTTTCGCCATTATCTTGATTTGTTACAACGTATTGTGTTGGAACATTAGATACAAATTCGTCTGGGAATGATGTAGAAATCGTTAATACAACAGGATCAGTTGCTGTAGATGATGCAGTATATCTCTCGAGAACTGTATAAAATGTGTTAAGAGTTTGTAAATCATCACCACCACGGATCGTGTATGCACCAGTTTTTGGTAGAGTAAATAAACTGTCATAATCTTGTGGGTTTTCAAATGCGCAGTCAGCTCTTAACAAATTACCTGAAATACCACCACTTGTTGCGTGATTCATTACGATACCTATATTATCTCTAGCAGTTGTATCTGAACCATTTGTTAAACCACGAACAAAGAAAAACTGAGATGGGTCATTAGCAAACCAAACCATATCTCCAGATTGTAATTGATTGGATGAAGTCCATCGTGTTCCTTGCCCTGTTAAGTTTGATGCCATATCACTCCAAGAACCAGAACTATTTACACCATAGCCACCACTGTTAGCAACAGAAGCAGAACCAACTGATGTACTATTATAAAGCGCTGGTAAAACAAGAGCACGGAAACAATTTGGATCTCCACCTGTTGATGTACTACCAACACTAAGTGGTGTTCCAATGACACGAACTTTACGGAAGTCTTCGCCAGGATTCATCTGAATATCAATCAGAGAAATCTTAGCAGTTGTTCTTGAGTTAATTCTTTCGTAGGGTTCGTAATAACGAATCCTAGCTGTTCCAATTTTACTTGTTGTCATAAATGGAACCCAACTACTCGCTCCGTTGTAATTGTATGGAGCTTTTGTTGTAGTATTATGATCAAATTTCATTTTTTCAACAACATAGTTCTGCGAGGATGCGCAAACAATAACATATGTAAGTTTATTTACACCATTTGGCCAATAAGATGTGCTGCTGACGTAAACATTTGATGCAGTATTAGCGCCATTAGAAACAAGAATACCAATGCTAGATCCATCAGCTGGAATAGTATCAACTTTGTAAAGATCAACAATCTGAAAATTGTCTACATCTGGCGAGCCAAATACACGAACATCCAATAAATTACCAAGAACAACTGGAGTAGAAGTGTTTTTAATTTGAGCGTATTCTCTTGGTTTATCTGCTGACAGATATGTTGTTCCGAATGTCTTAAACTCATATCCTTTGATATATGCAATGCCTTGTTTTAAACCAAACGCAATTTTGTCTGTATCACCACCTTGAGATTCAGAGTATATACCGTAGTCATAAACTGGTTTTGCGGTATATCTCCAACGAACACCACCATCGCTACCAACGCCAGAAGTATGTGTTGGTGTGCTGGATCCAGAAACCCCATTGTCTAAACACAAATAATATTGATATGTGTTTGTTAATGTGTTTATGTAGTAAACAACATCACCCATCTGATAATTTCTTGTTCCTTCCCATTCGCCTTGGTCTGAGTTTCTATGCTCTCTCATTTCTATTTCAAATGGATCAACTATGTAATCACCAGATTCATCATACGTTCTTTTCGCAAGAACATCCTGCAAATATGACAAATCATTGTCTTTCAATTGAAATTCTGTCTCACCATTCCTAATTCTCATCAATTCAATAAAATTATCCGCAGCATATCCAATTTCTCGTTTGACAAGAACTAAATCAATAACAAATCTATGAGCGCCAGGAGCTGTGTAGTTTGGAGCGCCGACTGAATTATCTAATAAAGATGTATCTTCTTCTGGTGTAATAATTTTTTCAACAACATCAAGACCGATTGTACAAGATGGTACGTTTGTATATTTTCCTAGAGAAATAGTTTGTTCATCATTTTTAACAAAATAACCATTTACGTAAAATACTCCTGGTGAAATTTTAAAAATTCTACCATAATTTCTAGCATCAGATGTATTTTGAACACGAACTCTGTATAATGTTGTTCCCTGTTTAATTGTTAAAATTTCATCAGGATTAAAATTAAAGTATGCGCTTGAGTCTGTCCCACCAGAGATAATGCTATAATATAGTATAGCTGGATTACCTTCTATATCGCTTTTTTCAGCATATTGAACTCTTCCGCGAACACCAGCAGTTTCACCTAAAATATCATAACCAATAATACTATTAACAAATGTATCAACATTTACAGATGTGTCAACTTCTAATGGTTCAAGTTTTATTGTCCAAGTTGGTTGGTGCATTACTGCGCCTGGAATTACTCTAGACTTATTATTAAAAATAAAATCACCAACTTTTGATACTTGGTTTTGTAAAATCGATTGAAGTTGTGACAACTCTCTGGCTTGCAGAGAGTATCCTGGTCGAAACAATACCTTAAGGAATTTTTTATCCTCATTGAAATCATCATAATATGGTGGAATATTAAAGTCCATCTATGCTTTCTCCATTATAGTTTGCTTTATATTTATTAGAATTCAAGAAGAAATCTGTATTTTTCAGAGATTGATCTTGTTGCTGGTGTTCTATACTCAGCGAAAATTATACTTCCAGAATATCTTTGAACTGTTGGATTATACACAGCATCAGATCCTGAGTAGGTTATGCTGTGATTTGTTCCTGTTCCAACAGCTGTTAAATCTATTGCTGTTCCAGCATTCGCATTTACCAATGAAGTTGCTAATTTAATTGAATCATTATTATTTCTAATAATATAGTAGGTTCCACCATTTGTTAACGCACCAGTGCTTGCAGTAATAGAAGTTCCGCCCCCATTACTGTATGTAACTTGATCACCAGTGATAAATGGATGAGATGTCATAGAAATCGTATCGTTTACTGTTGATACAGTAACAGCAGAAGATCCATTAAATGCAACGTATGGACCAATTACAATAGAAGATGTGCTGTCACCTGCCATATTAGTTAAAGTATTTCCACTTACTAGTGGTGCGCTTACAGTTTTTTGCTGTCTTGTTTGAATAAATGAAACATATTCTTTTCCAGCCACGGTAGAATTTAAGAAATGAGCAGTTCCTGTTCCAGTTCCTGTAATATCTATTGCTGTTCCAGCATTCGCATTTGCGTCTGATGTTGCTAATCTAATTGCAGTACCACTATCTCTAATTACATATAAAGTTGTGCCATTACTTATTCCGCTACCAACTATTGATGTTCCACCACCACAAGTATACGTTGCTGGTTCTGCTGTAGTAAATGAATGACCACCAGAAAATGTTATTTGATTTGTTGAAGTATTTACATCAGTTGTACTATTAAATGTTACAGCATTACTTCTACTACCAACAACTGTACAAACAGCATTTGAAGAACCACTAGCTGCTGTGTAATATCTAGCTCCATAAGCTGGATTTACTCCAACAGTCCTGTTATATCTATACTCTGTAAAATTTGTAAGCGTATTTGCGGTTGATATTGTAGTAGTTCCATAATTAAAGGGATCTTCAATTAAACCAACATTTCTATAAACTAATCCAGTTACATTTGGTGTATTACTATTTGCAATTGTTGCAGTTCCATATGTTGTTGCTGCTGATCCTCTTGTTGTGAAATATGTATCAGTATTAATATTTGTCACTCTAACGCACAAAAAGTTTGGTTCTATTTCTTTTTCAACATTATCTGCAAATCCACCTGGTGGAGAAATAACTGCTTTTGCTGTAGCAGAAGAACCAGTTCCTGAAATTGTCAGTTCAACGTAGGAATAACCTGAACCACTTGCTGTTACTGGAATATAAACAATCTGACCACCAGATATAACAGGAGTTCCTAATATTAATCCTGCGCCATCGCCTTTAATTGTAACTGTTGGTGTTCCAGTGTATCCTGTTCCACGAGATGTCATTACCACTGAACAAATTCCACCAGATAAAGTAGCTGTTGACAGTGTTGTTGGTATTGGGCAAACAGTTGTGGTTAAAAATTCATTTATATCTGTTGAATCAAGTTGCCCAAGATATTTCCATTTGTATCCATCTGCTGTAGTTGTTACTGTTGAGGTAGTATGTGTTGGTTTAGTTGTAGATGCAATAGGATTACCAGTCGAAGTACTCCTATTATCAACGCAACGATATACACGATAGGTTGCGCCATCTCCATTTATATCAACAAGAACTAAACTATTAGATCTTGCTAATGAAAGTGGTTTAGTGTTTGTATAATCGCCAGCAAGACTTACACCTGTAACAGTCAATCCATCATAATCTTCTCTGTACATGTCATAGTATTGAGAAGATGTCCAGTTAACTCGTCTAAAACCAAGTTTTGTGTCAGATAATGCAACTTTTTTTAGCCCAACAATACTATCCCAAATTTGACGCTCTTCCTCTACAGTATCTTTTGGGGTTGGTGGAGTTGATTCATTAAATGATCCACCTGGATATGTTACCCATGATACTGGATTACCGAAGTAGTAATATAAACTTGTTACTCCAGCAGCTATCAAACCACGATAGTCTGCAGCGCTTTGGTATTTTGTTTTGTCTTTAATGATTGCTGGCATATTATGTTGTTGTTACAGTTGTTGATGTAGTCGTCTTTGTATTATTTATTTGGTTATTTACAACCTCTGTGTTGCCCATTAATACTTGACCACTATTTACATTAGCATAGTCAACCTCGCCGAAAACAGCTATACCAGCTGGGTGGACAAGTTTATTAAAATACGGTTTCCAATTCTCAAATGAAACACCAGAGCGAACAACATATGAATAATCTTGATAATAGTAAGAATCTTGAACTTTAGAAGTCGGCAGAATAAGATTTTTATCATTCTCATAGTTGTTTGTTGGACCATTAGCGCTGGATAATGTTATTTCTCCAGGTATAGCAGTTCCTAGTGCTGTATATAAACCAGCAGAAACTGTTCCACCAGAAACATATGCTGATGTTAATATGGAATCATATGGTGTTGCCATTGTTACATCAGTAAATAGCGCAAAAGTATTTATTCCAGTAACTGTTACATAATATATTCCATTCACAACAGTTGAATTAATACCAGACACATATACAAAATCACCAGTATTTAAATAATGTGGTGTAGTTGTTGTAATTTTTGCTGGTCTTGCATTAGTTGCTGCAGATATATTTAGAGTTCTTCCAACAACAGCTGTTGCTCCAGATATCATACCGATTAATGTATCTGCATAGGTAACTGTGACTGCAGAACCATTCTGTTCAATCTTAAAGTATCTTCCATTTTTCTCAACAAGTGTTCCAATTTCTGTTCCAGATTTTAATACTTTTTCACCAATCTCCCATGTTCCAGTAATAGTTTCAGAGAAGAATGAATAAGGCAGAAATAATGCTCTGTTAACAGAGTGTGTACCACCATCAATAAATGTAACTGAATTAACAACTCCAATGTCGTCAACAATTGGATAAATTTCTGCGCCAGTTCCAAGTCTACCATCATCTGTTATGATTGTAGCATTTGGTATTCTATTGTAATTTCCTTTGTTCGTTAATTCAAATTTCTCAATTATTCCTGTTTCTCTACTTGGATATGGACTGTAAGAAATAGTAACATCTTCTTTAACAGTTCCAGTAATCATTGGGGATACAATTTTAAGGTAGGTCGGTCTAACAGGTGAAAACTCAACAAGATTATTATAGTTTGTATTAGTAAATGTCTGAACACCACTTAATGCTACTGTGTTATGTAATGTAAATGAATTAGATGAGGCATCAACATAGTAGCTTGCTCCTGGAGTTTTACCAGAAGATGTACCATAAAATTTCACTTTCATATTATCTTTAATGTATGGTGGTAAAGCGTTTTGTCCAGCATTAAACCATGATCCACTGTCATATTTTGATTCATTTTTGTAGAATATTGTATTACTAAACACTGATTGAGAATTATTATAATAACCAGTTAAGAATGTAATACCGTCAAGAGCCTCTTCATATTTTTTAACAAAAGCGAACAATCTATCATTGTATCTAATTGCATATGCGTATTGTGTTCCTGTTAATATGTTTCCATCATGGTCTTTTAATTGATCCCCACCACCTAGTTCAATACGAATATAATCTCCAGTATTAAATTCTACTGGATTTTTAAAGACAAATGTAGTATCTTGGACCTGTAAAATATCATTTCTCTCCTGAACAACATATTGTTTTTCTCCAAGGTTTGAGATTAGTCCTGTTGCGATAGAATATGGAACGAGATCTGATAAAGAAACAGAATATTCAGTTTTAGTATTAAATAATGTTTTAGTTGACCCGAAGTCTAAAGATTCTGGATAAATTTGCAAATAATTTCTCTTTTCAGTTTCAACAGAAGCAGTAAGTGCAATTGCTGTAGTTTCGTCGCTTGAGAGTTTTAATGTATTGTCTGTTCTTTCTATAACACTATAAATTGTGTTATCTGTTAGACCAGTTATTTTTGCGCCATTAAAATCTACTCGGTATAACACTCTATCTCCATTTCGTAAACCATGATTTGAAATAGTAATCGCATTTGCAGAAACATCAACATTAGGATCAAAGCGGAAGGTTCTTAAAATATCGTTCTCTTCGATTGCCCCATAGTAAGAGTGTCCAATTTTTGATACGCTAGGATCTTCAGCAACAATTGAGTTACCAGAATATGATGTTTGATTAAAAGTTTTTGCTGTTCCGATATTTAAAGTTGATAACGAAATTATATTTGTATCAGCAACAGAATCTGCATAAGATGGATAAAATTTAACATACTTACCATAATCGTCAGAAGATTTCGAAACCCAAACATCACGATATAACAATCCATTTGTTGTTATCTTATTAATAAAATCGTTTTTCTTTTTAATAATATAATCATTCTTTGTTAAATCACGAATCGTTACAATATAATCATTTACTGTTGATGCTACATTTAATGTATTTGAATTCGTTGGGCTCCAGCAATTGTAAAATTTGTATGTTGTTTTCTGCGTGTCCGTAGAAACATTCAAATACTCTGCTTTATCGCAGTAATAAACCATGTGGTAGCTAGAATTTGAATTAGACAAACCATTTTTAGCAACATCTAAAGCAAGAGATGGAGAATAAAATTCAATCGCTAAAGAAGGTGTAACATTAGAATAATTTCCACCAACATCATGCAATCCAAAAATATTTGTTTCTGCTGC